GCAAACTTATCCAGTGGATCTAAATAGATGTTGGCAAATAGCTGAGAAGTTAAATTACCCAATGGCATCCCCTTGCCAGACAACAGTTCAAAACTGCCAATAATTTCACTAAGTAAATCTAGCAATTTTGTATCAGAGATTCTTTTCTGCAACAAAGTAACCAGCACCTCATGGTCGATGCTGTCAAAGAATCTCCTAATGTCGCATTTCAGAGCAAAGCAGTGTCGAGCATAATTCTGGCTAATTTTCCTGGAGACGCTTTCAAGTTTTGCAAATGCCTTGTGGGTTCCTTTATTATTTCGGCAGGAATAACTATCAAAAATAAACGTTTTATCCCAAATCGGATACAAAACGCGATAAATTGCCTTATGGAGCAATCTGTCTCGGACACTTGCTTTATGAATATTTCTCGGTTTTGGGTCAGAAATCTTAAATGGATGATAGTCTGAATGCCGATATTCCCCAGCTTCCAAATCTCGATTAAGCCTGATAATATTAGCCGTTAGGTTCCGCTCGAACAGCTGGACATCGGCTCTAGCGCGTTTCCCAACCACAAACTCCCGCCATGCCTCAAGCAGATTCTCGAGGGAGACAATCTGTTCATAATAGTTAGTAATCATTCACTTATGTTAGATAAACCTAATTCCAACTCGGCGCGCCCGAGAGAGAGAGAGAGAGAGAGAGAGAGAGAGAGAGAGAGTTGCTCCCGTTACTTCAGCATCTAAAACAGGCGTACCTCCTATGGTATAGCTATTACCAAGTCCTACCCAAACTCCATCGTCACTCCTTGGGGCAAAGGGTAGACAACCTTTTCGTAGAGATTATTGAAGCAGTCGCCCAAGCTAGTTTTTTGAGCAAAGCCGAAAAATGTCCTTATGTCCGAGTGGCTATTCGTAAAACCGACACTCTGAAAATCTTGCTGATGGTTCTTTGGGAAACCAAGTCATTAGATAACAAAAAGTATGGAGCAGTTTCAGTTCAGCTAGATGAGATAGGAAAAATGCTGGGCGGTTGGAATGGACAACTCAACAAAACTCTCCCTAAGTAGGGAGAGAAATGCAGCTAGTAGCGGCGGACGAACACCCAGCGGTTGTTGCCATTCCAGACATTGTCGGGGTTGTCATAGTTGGTGTTGAGCCAACGGTCGTTGTCGTCGTGTTCAACGTTGAACACGTTCGGGTCGCCGTCGGAATCCGTATTGTGCGAGGTATTATCTTTTTTCACCACCCCTTGAATTGCTCTGAGGGCTGTATTTTATTTGGCATCGATAATGCCTGAATATCTCGCACCAAGTAGCTTCATTTTTTGAAGTTTCTACATATATCACGCTATCTCAAACCTTAGTCGGAGATATTCTGGACATATGGATACTGGGTTCGGCAGCCAGAAACCTTAATCTCTGGCATATTCGCCTAGTTCCAAGATTATTCTAACAAAAAAGCCGCACGTTACCGTGCGGCAGGACCAAGGGCAGAGTGCCAATGGTCTGAAGGGTCGAAGTTTGAAGAGCCAAGGGCTCTACTTGCGGCGGACGAACACCCAGCGGCGGAGGCCAGCCCAGACACCGTCGGGGTAGTCACAGTCGGTGCGGAGCCAACGGCCGAAGCCGTCGTGCGCAACGTCGAACACGCCCGGGGCGCCGCCGGAATCCGAAATCGGGTCCATGCCGATCCAGATCCACTCGTTCTTTGGCTGGTCAGGGTAGGCCAACCTCAGAGCAGGACCGACTTCCGACGGACAGAGCTCGAACCCTAGTTCGAGAGCTCGCTGATAGATGTCGGAACGCTTGGCACCGTTCTTGAAGCCGAGCTCGGCCACAGTCATCAGCACCAGCTCCACACTCGTGGACTCCTGGCTCACCGTGAAGGCGGGCTGTCCCATGATGTCGCTGGCCCAGCTACCCAGACGGAAACCGTTCTGCTGCAACGCAGTCCGGTAGTCATCGGCAGTCCGGTGGAGACCGAGTTGGACTGTCTTCCACGCTGGCCGCTGCATCAACGGCAGACGGAGGGTCTGGTCGGCTGCCAAGCGGTCGAGAGTATCCCAGATTTCCTTACGGAAATCTGGATGACCCTTGGCCAGCTCGAGCTTATCCTTGCCGCCCGGGTAGTTTTTCGTCGCTACGACGAGAAGATCGGATTGACCGTCGGTGACGGGCTCAACAGAAGTACGCTGATCTACAGACATCAGGTAGCTCCTCTTAGTTCGCCTTGTTGTTAAGGCGTTGATGGGGTATTTCCCTGAAAATCACAGGGTCCATCTAACAGTTCCAAGATAGCATAAAATTGGCTTCCAGTCAAGCTTTTTATACAACCTCTTCCTGATTAAAAATCCGCCAATGGACAAGCAAAAGCCACACGTTACCGTGTGGCAGGACCAAGGCCACAGAGCCTAATGGCTCCAAGGTTCCCAGGTCCAAAGCTGAAGCTACTTGCGGCGGACGAACACCCAGCGGCGGCTGCCACTCCAGACATAGCCGGGGTAGCCAGAGTTGGTGCTGAGCCAACGGCCGAAGCCGCCGTGCGCAACGCTGAACACGTCCGGGCCGCCGTCGGAAGCCGTAATGGGTTCCATCGCTACTAAGAGCCACTCACCGTTGGGCTGGTCCATATACTGCGGTCGCAGTTGCGGACCGACCTCGCACGGGCAGAGCTCGAGACCGAAGGTCTTGGCCTTGGCGTAAATGTCCTTGAGCGTGGCTCCACCGGGAAAGCCCAGTTCGGCCACCGACACCACGACCAGGTCAAGCTCCATTGGCTCGGCTGAAGCAGTGAAGGCCTTCCTGCCGAGGATGTTCCTCGCCCAGTCGCTGACCTTGCCACCCGCCTTCTCGATAGCATTGATGAAGTCCTTGCTGGTCTTCAGACCAGTGCCGAGCTTGATTGTCTTCCACGCCGGACGCTGGAGAACTGGCAGACGCAAGGCCTGCTCGGCCGCCAGCTTGTCGTAGAGACCATAGAGCTGCTCGTTGAAGTCGGGATGGCCTTTTGCCAACTCCGCCTTTTCAGTCCCACCCCGATAGTTGCGGGTGGCATCTTCGACCTGTCGGCCAAGCTGCCTCGCCACACCATCTGAGGTGAGTTGGGTAGTTTCAGAAGTACGCTGATCTAACATCAGGTAGCTCCTTATAGAAAGTTGCTAGTGGACATCATCAACCAGAGGTTAATGCCTGAAAATTACAGGGCCACTCAATGCCCCTAGGGTAGCAGGAAAACCACCTTTTGTAAAGGATATTTTACGCTCTGGAAGCTAGTTTTTACTTGTATATTTTGCCCATTTGCCCTAGTATGTTCCTAGCAAAAACTGTACCCCGGAGAGGAATATGCCTATTCCAGACAACCTGCAGGCGCTGGCTGAGCAGATCGGCTTCGGCCGAGCCTTCCTGAAGCTTTCCACCACACTACCTAGAGACATCTGGCAAGAGCTGTCCTTTGAGCAGTGTGTGGACATCTGCTTCGTGACCCATTCGGATAGACTCCGCTTGCTGGCCACCAAGCGGATGAAAGAGATTGGGACGTTCCATAATTGGCGGAATGAGTTCTATGCTCCGCTTCGGAACAACACCAAGCTCATCGTGATGGCGATCTCCCACATGGCCAGGCTCGCCGCCCAGAGTGGTAAAACCAACTGGACTTTGCGAGTGATGAGGGATGCCTTCTCCATGTGTCGGCTGTTTAAAGACTTCAAGGGCATTGGTCGAGCTGCTCAGAACCACTTGCCACCTTATCACCCGGCCCGCTCTAGATAGCGGGCTTTTTTAATATCTAAATTACCAGTTTGTCTGGCTTAACTTTGAAACAACCCGACACTGTTGAAGTAGTGCAGTAGCTTTCCACCACTGCTGACAATAATCCGGATAGTTGGGTAGTTATAGACATCACCAGTCAGACCGTCTGGAAGTCTGTAACTGGTGTCCTGCCAAATCCACTCATTGGCAGCTGGATTAGAGGCTCCCTGTTTGCTGGGAATGTAGTCAAACTGATTAGCTGACGGTAGCTGATTACCCACGCCTCTGGCTAGGTAATCAAAAGCAGTTTGTTCAATAGTATCTTTGGATTTCAAGGGAAGTTCCATTGAGCCATAACTGGCACATTTAGCGGCGTTTAATCCGGTAGCACTACCGAGGAGGTTTTGGATTTCTTCTGGATAGCGGACATGGATATCTACAATCTGGAGGTTTCTGGCATCTAGTTCGTATTCATAGACCTCACATCGCTCATTGATGTATTGGGTTTGTTGAAAGACATAGACTGGTCGCTTCCACTCGGTGGGAGTATCTATCTGGGAACCTCCATCGCCAAGCTGGGTGGCTTTGCCAATAGTAAAGTTGGAAGGATTAGACGAGGTGGAAATATATTTGATCTCCAAACTCTGATCGGCCATAAAGTCTCTGATGGTGGTCTGGATTTGAGCTGTGGCCGTGGAGGATGGTTCTGATGGCAGATTAACCTTGGTGGTTGACTGATGAGGGCTACGCCAGACCCAGATACCAATGGCTACGACAAAAACGACGGCTAGGAGTGGAATGAGTTCGAGTTTCTTCATGACCTTATTATAGAACCCAGATAGAACAATCACGAAACTACTTTATAAACCCCTTAGTCCCGATCTGCTCACCCATAAAATCTTTAACCACAATCTGATCAATGGCACCCCAAACCGTACGAATCACCGCCTCCGCCATGTCCCGAGTAATGGCTACTTTGGGCTCCACTACCTTACCGTTTTCAAAATCAACATACAGTCCCCTGTTACGGTTCTTGAAACTTACTATCTTAGGATCGATAAACAATATGTTGCCATCCTCATCATGTAAACCAGCAGCTGCATCGACTATAATCCACTCGCCCCAATGCCGTTTCTCTCCGTGATCAGCCAAGATCTTCTTTAAATCGTTCTCTTCGGCAAAACCAGTGTATACATCGGCAGCCCGCTGAGATTTAACCACCTCCTCGAAGGCGGTATAAGCTAAAGTGTACGCTGACGGATAATCACCGACTTCGCAAAGCTTCTCGGCAGACCCCAGCAATCTGACAGCATTATTATGGGCTGCTACAAAAATTGTATAACTAAGCTTATTCATGGCTGTATTATAGAAGACTCTTGAGAATCTTGATGGTAGGATTCGGGAATCGGCTGATAAACTACCTTCACTAAGTTTATTAACTTAGTGCCCTGCTCCAGGGCATCCTTTTTGCTAATTTTGACTCCAAACTCCTTCTCGTAAATTCGTTGGAATTCGGCTATTTCTTTATCGGTGAGTTGCATGGGTAAAAGATAATTCGATAGACAAAAAACATTAGGAGTAAGGTGGACAATCCAACAAGTCCAAAGGAAACCAAAAATAGTTTGTTAGCAATAGCATTTGTTTTCAAGGCTTTTATATGAGTGTCAAGCAAGTTATCGGGTAGTTGGTTTGCTTTCAAAATAGATCCCGTCTCCTGAATCATCTTCGTTACTTTTTGGCTCAGATGGTAATACTGTCTAGCACTTTTCAATACATGGGCTCTCTGATAAAAAGAACCAGCAAAAAAGAAAACAAAATTTAGCAATATCAGGCAAACTGATATATATAATAACCAGCGATCTACGGGATTATTAGTCAGGCCAAGCCCACCGGTAACAAAGTAGCCGACAAATGCTAGTTCGGCAGTCGCCAATGCCAAAAGCCAACCGTGGGTTTTAGACATCATCTCGTTAGCAATATCTGCGTTAGCTCTTGCGGCTTCAAAGTAACTGTTTTGTAACTTTACTAAATCAAATTCCATGCCTATTGATTAAGTCGATAATCCTTCTAATCATTCCTCGTCTGGCCTTGTCCTCGAACAATGACTTGATGCCAGGTTCAATCAACGAGTGAGACGGGAATGACCCCCACACTTCAAAGATAAACCAATCGATATCTTCAACACTAATCAAATCATGCATTCTATCGCTTGCACTATCCATGATACGGTGACCGTTATAATGCTCTCGAGCAAAGTCTTCTCTCCACCGATACATCTCGTTTTCAAGCTGATTTTTACTAACCATGCCCAGCACCTTCTCTGGATCGACACCCTCGGGCAATTTGACATCGGCTAAATATCTATCAAAGTGGTTTTGTTCGAATTCATAAACCTTTGTTCCCACTTCGGTTAGCAACGGCTTGTTGCCATCTTTCTTTGCTAATATCCCAAAGTAACAGATCTTTTTCATAATCCGAGGTTCATCATAACCCGACCCATCCTGAATTTTTGCCAAAGCATGGTTCGCAATACTATACAGTGAATTAACACAATCTCCGATAAAATGGTCATCGAGTTTGCGATCATATACCAACAACCCAGTTTTAGCGACGGCATCTATCAAAGTGCTAAATGCATTGGACGCTCTAAAAGACTCTGCATAATGTGCAAACCACGATGGCAAATGAATATTCCATCCCAATCTTTTTTCCAACTCCACCCTAGCTTCCCGTGGAAGATTCTTAAAGGTTAGTAGGATGACTATGGCTCTATTGATAACCTCTATCAACCTACCAATTGTATCGATTAATGTACTATCACAATCCTTGATTGCTTCCGATAGTTCGCGGAGATGTTTACCCGTCGATTCAAACAAATGCATAAGACTATCCAAGTCATCAGGTACTTTTCCATCTTCAAATTGATCTATCATTACCTGGCTCCTTACGCCGACCAGCTCAATCAACTTCTCATAGGGGGCAGACAAACCCATTCTTGTTGTAAAATCGTCCGGCAAATAAGTCTCTTTGAGCGCTATCTGATAATAAACAGTAATAGCCTTTAGGCTCTCGAACCATCCGTCAGCCGTAAATTCGGCGTTGAAACTATCACCAAAAATAAGATGGTCAACAATGCTGACTTGAGTCTTGGTGACACTATCTACTAGAAAAGTAAGCTTCTGAGCAAGCCCGAAAATCGCGATGTCTTGAAGTGGCTTCTGCGCCCCCAACAACAACGTTGTTATCTTCAGATCAATAGCAATGTTGGCGAATCTTTGCAGTGCTTTGATCGATTGAAATATGACCTCCTGATCCTGCTTCCTGATAGCACTGCTGACATAAGTATTAAAATATCCGCTGACTTGTTCAAGGATAGGATTGTTCTTGAGCGGTCCAGCGAACTTCATTTTCTTGGCGTGTTCTGCTAACGACTCGTACACTCTAACAATAAACACTGCATTCTCTGTACGCTGAGTATCCATGAATTTTTCACCAGCATTATTGAACCGCTCCAAATTGCGACCTATGAAGTCCTGACTGTCACTCTCTTGTGCAAAGATAGACACTGTGGATGGCAAAATCAGCGAGGTATCGGACCTGAGAACAAAGTATTGATTCAGGATCCGACAGACAGAATTAAGACCTTCATTGGTGGTTTTCACTTCCTGTTTCTCAGATAGCTTCATGGAAATTTCAAATAGGTTCTCAATCTGGCGATCCAGATCGGCAAGACGAGGAGAAAGTCCATGATGGTACGCAGAAGCCACAGCCGTAGCATCCGAACTCGCCACCCCCATTGATCTCACAACTTTCCCAATAGCTCTGGCTTGCTTGTCTGTATCCTTCAAGAACCGTAAGGCCATCCTTTCAAGAAAACGAATGGCCTGAACTGGATTTGTTTTTGTGCGAACATTTTTATGTTGCCAATCGATTAGAACAAACACCGTGGCAATCAGCACAATCGATATTGGCACACTCCATGACCAAAGGCCGAGTGGAGTTTCACCTCTGCCCAAAAGGAATACTCCTATCCAAAAGAATGCCAGAGTAATCCCAACAATAAAGAAATAGTTGAACTTGCTAGTCAAATCATGAGTGTAAATCTCAAAAAAACGAGAAGAATACATATCCGCAGCTGACTGTTGGGCAAATAGTGCTAGTGAAAAAACTATCGCCAAGATGCCTCCGATCATTGCAGCAGCAGTGATAAAATAGCTACCGATTGCCGCAGATTCTAGAGCACCAAGGTCAATCGATAAAGATATTCGCCATGAAACACCAATCACCGCCCCTAAGATGACAACGGTTTTTATCCATTGTTCGTACAGTGCAATCCCGTACCAGAATGCTTGCCATCTGAATCGGAGAACCAGCGAACTTCTTAGATGCCAAATTACTAATTGGTGTTTGCGAAGAACCCACTGATTTTTCAACCAGCCATAAGCAGTTGCCACCCACTTGATTTTAAGTAATCGCTTCATAGTTTTAGAAAACGGGGCTATCGCCCCACAACTATTATACTCTCACCCCCCATAGGTGTTGGCCGTGTCATGATATGTCACAAGCTAGTAGAGTAGCGTAGAGTTATTTAGACTCTGGAAGCCGATTATTTTGACATTGCCATTCGACTTGCTACAATATTAGTGTAACTTCACAATTAGGGCACGATTGAGCCAAGTCTGTTTTTAACTTGATGGGCATTTGTTAAGTGCTTCGAGTGTGCGCGGTTACACGCATACCAGTTAAAAATAGGAGGCTCATTATGAGTGACCTAAAGGTTCTCTATGTCCCGGCTTCTCAATTGAAGCCATATGGTGGAAACCCACGCAAGTGGGATGTTTTAGCAGTCGAACAATTGACTGCAAGTATACAAAAATTTGGTCTAGTAGACCCAATTATTGTAAACAGTGCACCCGGTCGAGAAGACGTAGTACTGGGCGGAAATTTCCGCCTAAAGATAGCAAAGGATCTCGGTATTAAAGAAATACCTGTGATCTATTTGCGTATTACCGATATCGAGAAAGAAAAAGAGTTAGTAATCCGATTAAACAAAAACGTCGGAGATTGGGATTATAAGTTACTGGCCGAATTCGACCCTTCCCTACTGGAAGATGTCGGGTTCACCAGTGAAGAGATGGATGAAATTATTGGCATCGATGAAACTCCTGAGGTATTCGATCTCAAAAAAGAGTTGGATAAATTGAACATCAAGTCGATTGAAGTTCAGAAGGGAGATGTTTGGCAACTTGGCGACCATCGGTTAATGTGCGGCGACTCGACAACCGAAGCTGATGTGCTGAAACTAATGGGCAACGAGAAAGCAGATATGTGCTTTACTGATCCACCTTATCTTTTGGACTATTTATCCGGCAAGAAGAAGCATGGGAAAGCGACAGAGGGATTTGGGTTCAAAAGGGACAGGCGTTACCTCGAAACAGACATTCTACTCCCCAATTTTACCACAAATTGGATGGCTAATGTAGCCAAGATACAGAAACCGGATTTCTCAATCATCATCTTTGAAAATCCGAAAAATCTTCGAACCATTTGGAACGAATTAGAAAAACATTGGCGTTGGCGCAACACCATTACTTGGTTTGTGCCAACGCGCAACCAAGGGTTCGCCGCAAAATACAAGTTCTTTTCAAAAACGGATATCGCTCTGGTCGGCACGGCTGGTGAAGTTGAGCTTAATACTGAACCCGAAGAAGAATTGTTCCAGAACGAATACGAGAATGCTCTGTTTGCCACTTCCGGTAAACCACATTGGGAGGGTTACGAAAAAGGAAAGCAGTATCAGCCAACTGACTTCATTCAACATAACGCCGTCGATGCTAAAAGCTCACAGCAGGGAATAATCTTTGGCACCAAACCACTGGAGGTGCTTATCCCCTACTTAAAGGTGCTAACAAAACGAGGCGACCTTGTAATAGAGCCTTTTGGCGGAAGCGGTTCGACCCTAATTGCTTGCGAAAAAATGGGTCGACGATGCTACCTAATGGAAAAGGTTCCCACTTACGCTCAGGTGATTATTAACCGCTGGGAGCGGTTGTCAGGCAGAAAGGCGGTAAAGCTATGAAAACCAAGAGCCAAAAAGAAGAAGTGCTAGAGATTCTTCGTCGGACACCTATTGTAGCCACCGCTTGTCAGAAGACCGGCATCAGTCGAGCCACCTTTTACCGCTGGAAATCTGAAAGTAAAACTTTCGCCCAGCAAGTGGATAAAGCATTGGCTGAAGGATGCGATCTAATTAACGATCTTGCCGAATCTCAATTGCTGACAGCAATTAAAAACCAAAACATGACTGCGATCCAATTTTGGCTCCGCAATAGGCACTCATCCTATGCCGAGAAGTTGCAAGTAATGGCGAAGGTTGAAAGCAAGGAGAGTCCCTTAACACCAGCCCAACGAGCTCTCATTAAAAAAGCGCTGTCACTCGCTGGCGTATATCAAAGTAAAACAACTGGAGGTAAAAATGCTAAATCAGAATGAACTGAACTCCTGGATTAACCAAATCGTGAATAACAAAAAACTACGAATTGAAGCGGCCCGCTCAAGCCACCTTCTTTTCTTCCATATGTATTTGGCCGATCACGTCGAATACGTAACCGCTCCGTTTCAAAAGGAGATGTTCGACCTAACCCAAGATGAAAGCCTAAAGTTCTTAGTCATTTGCGCCTTTAGGGGATCGGCTAAGTCCACCTATATGAGTTTATCGTATCCGCTGTGGGCAATTATGGGCAACCAGCAACGCAAGCACGTCCTAATTACTAGCCGGACTCAATCAATGGTCAAACGTATCTTCGACAATCTTCGCAAGGAGCTGAGCGAAAATGGGTTGTTAAAATCTGACATGGGACCATTCAAAAGCGAACGAACCAAATGGGGTGGAGGGACATTAGAGCTAGAACGATACGGAGCTCGCATCACCGTAGCTTCGGTTGAAGAAGGTATTCGAGGAATTAGACATGGTAAATATCGCCCTGACTTGATCATCGCCGATGACGTTGAAGATTTTGGTTCGGTCAGAACCAGAGAAGGCCGAGATAAAACTTATGACTGGTTCAATGGTGACCTAATTCCGGCCGGTAGCAAAAACACCCGCATCATTGTTATTGGCAACTTACTGCACGAGGATTCATTGATCATGCGATTGAGAAACGAGATTAAGAATGGCAAGCGAGATGGAATCTTTAAATTCTATCCCCTCTTCAACGCTCAAGGTGAATGCTTGTGGCTAGGTAAGTATCCGGATCAAGACAGTATCAATGCTGAGAAAAAGAAGTTGGGCGATCTGGCTGCTTGGAGCCGAGAATATCTGTTAAAAATCATTTCGGATTCAGAACGAGCAGTTCATCCCAATTGGATTCATTACTACGATAAGCTTCCGCCCAGCAGAAGTGATGATCGCTTAACCGATTTACAGTATATCGGCATTGCTGTTGATCTAGCCATCTCCGAAAAAGAGTCGGCCGATTACACCGCCATCGTGTGTGGAGCCGTTTATGGCAGAGAGGAAAATATGAAAATCTATATATTGCCTGATTCGATCAACAAACGAATGGACTTCCCCACCGCCAAGCGCACGGCCGCTGACATATACACCGATTATCGGGATTGTGGCTACCCCGTTAAACTCTGGTTCGACAATACTTCTTTCCAAGAAGCTTTTGGTCAGGACTTAAAGTATCTCGGTGTTGAGGCCGAAGGATGCTCAACCCAGGGAAGCGATAAACGAACAAGATTATCAATGACAACCCATTTGATGAAGGAGGGTCGTCTACTTTTCCCCAGAACCGGAGCCAAACCGCTTATCACTCAGCTAATTGGGTTTGGAGTCGAAAAACATGATGATCTAGCAGACGCGTATACAATCCTTGCGTCAATGGCAATGAAATATAACAAACCAAACCGTGACCCAGTTATTGCGAAATGGCATACACATAATCCAATTGATGACGAATTCTCTGGGGGTGGCGGATGGACTAGATTATTCGGCTAGGGTCCAAGCCATCAAGGGGTTATCGAGGCACGGCTTCGGTAACTCCCAGCTTGTCCAATCTAGAACGAATGGCTCCGACTGTCCGTTTATGCATTAACGCCAATTCGCTGACAGAGCGTCCTAGTACTTCGTACTCCGCAATTAAATCTTCATCTTCTTTAGTTGTCCAAGGCTCATAAGATTTATTTGTTTCACCCTTATCCAGCAACTGCTCTCGATGAGACAGCTCAAGGTTGTGAGATTCGGACACTTTTATCCGGCCAGATAAATAATCGTCAAATGTCTTAATTATTGGACACCACTTTACATCGCTAAGGTTCAGAGGTCGTCTCAGATGAATATTCTCCAGCGTCCGACAACGGCTCAGAGCCACATAGACCTGACCCGTCTCAAATGCCCCTCCGTTACCCAGGTCGATAATAATCTCATCTAAAGTTTTACCCTGGGCCTTATGGATAGTAATAGCCCAGCCCCACTTCAGCGGATACTGCACATATTCCCCAACGATCTCCGTATCGAGCTTCTCTGTCTTTTGGTTATAAACATATTTCAGATTTTGCCATTTGGCTTTTTCTACCGAATGAACCAAACCAGAGCTGACCATCTTTACTCTGATTTCTTTTTCGTCGACCTCCTCGACAATCCCAGCACTTCCATTTATCCACCTCTTCCGTGAATCATTCTTAGTGAACATCACTCGAGTTCCCTTCTTCAAAAACAGTTCCGATGGAGAGGGTAGCTTTTCCTTTTCGGCGGCAAACTTGCCATCGATGTATCCCTCAAATTTGTAAACCTGACCTGGCAGGGCATCAAACTTTGCTTGATTGATAAAGTCAGCCGTTCTATTGGTGGCAGTTACTGTTGTGCATAGATCGGATTGATATTCTGTATCAAAACATTTCTCATTGATTTCCTTAATTACATTGACTAAATCATTGCCAATCCGAATCTTACTCAAAAGACTAATAAAATGGGCATCAGTTTGTCGGTAGATATGAGTGAGTTCAACATATTCAATTGGCAAGTCTTGCACACACTTAGCATGAAACCAGTAGTGTCGTTCAAAGTTGTATCCCATTTGCCTGAGAATGGCATCCTCTGCTGTTGGAGTCACCGGAGGAAGCTGAAAATGATCCCCTATCAGCAATAGCTGAACTCCTCCGAATGGTCTTGCTCCGTCAGGACCATTGATCCGCAAAAAGTAATCTATGGCATCCAAAACATCTGGTCGTACCATGGAAACCTCATCAATAATCAGCAACCCAATCTGTTGATACAACTTTTTCTGATATATCCGCTTCACATGGTCTTTGGTGAGAATTTGGTGCGGAAGTTGAAAAAACGAATGGAGCGTTTGTCCACCAACATTAATCGCAGCCACCCCCGTTGGTGCCAATTTAACAATTTTGCGATGCAAAGTTTTTTCTAGATATTTAATCAGAGTGGACTTGCCAGTTCCACCAGCACCGCTTACCAAGGTAATTGGAGCACCGCTCTGAAGAAAACCGAGCACCTGCTGGTACTCGGGAGTTACCTCGATATTGCTTGTATCCTCGGCCACATTGGAAGTCACGCTCTTAGCCGTATGTTTGGAGAAAGCATTAAATATTTTAGGTAGAAAAGTCATACTTATTTACTAACTTTTTCGACTGCTGCTCGATAATTACAGAAGTCACACTCCTGACTAGCTTCTGGCATGGTATCACCCAGCAGACACTTTTTAATGGCCAATAGAGTTGGTTCAATCCAGTCCGTCTTGCCAGTATAAGGGAGCAGTTTTACATCAAACTCTAGTTTGCCGTCAAACGCCTCTTTATCCTTTTTGCCATTGCAATACACAAAATAGCCAGTATCCGCCACCGTGAAACCTTTTTGGCGTAGAAGCCACTGATAAAATTCCATCTGTCTCCGATAGCCATCCTGCCATTCCTCATCTAGAGTCACTTCCTTATCTTTAGAGGTAGCTTTGTAATCCACAACGATCAGCTCCTTGGCTGGATTTATCCAGACATCATCCACTGCTCCGGTCAGTAGCAAATTGGTTGGTTCATGCAAAAACTGCACACCGACAAAGTTCTCACGCCACTTATCTATCTCCTCGTGCTGAAAAGGTACAGCGTCTAGTCCGTACGCCGTCATAAAAGGATGAGGAGTACCATTCGCCCGATGAATATCAAATTCCTTTTTCAATAAATGATCTACCGCTGAGTTGAGATTAAAAGGAAACCCCGGTGGTTGTCCCACTCCTAATTTTCTATCTAAATAGAAACAGCGAGGACAAGAAATAAACAAATCTACCTTGCTCCGACTTAATTTAAACGGCTCCAAGCTAGCCGGATCAAAGATATTTTTTGCACGTTGAGCTTTATAGTAATCAGACATTTATTGAATCAACTCGAACAAATTTTTAGGATCATCTAGCACCTTGAATTCCCATTGACCAAAATTGCCACTAGCGTTGATAGCATTAACCCACTCCTCGGCAGCTGCCCATTTAGCCCTGTCCTGTTCTTTTGTTTGTCCCTTTACTTCAAGAATAATGTGACGGTTGCCCTCAAATTTGATAATGAAGTCAGGATAATAAATGTGAGTCTGACCCTGCCATAAGTAATAGATCTCGAATCCGAGATGATCGTTTTTTGCCCAAGACCACAAATCTTTAATACGGTTACGTTCAAATTCCAGACCAATTTTCTCCCATCCGCTGTCAACAACTATGTGGCTGATTTGGCTCTTGAGAATTGGTTGGGTTGGCTTGCTCGTATACCAAGTGGGGGCGGTCGCCGTGCTTCTAACGGGTCGAACTGGATCAAAAATTGCTACCGGGTCTTGTTTACTAGAACTTCTTATAAAATTACTGATGTGATTGATAATAGTCTGAAGATTCAAGGCGATAACAATCCTACCCAATTTCTCAGACTCTTCAAATTTAGGTATTTTCAAATCAACTTTATCCGAATCGATAAATTGATCTAGTATTTTCATAAGCTGAGCAATATGACTGGCCGGATCTCCTTCCCAGTTCTCGCCAAGATTTTCATGCAATCTAGCCGCAGCCTGTAATTTTAGCTTCTGTAACCGATGTTCTTCCGCCAGTTTATCCAAATCAATAGCCTCAATTTGGTCAAATCTTGGCTTTCCATCAACCACTGGAGCAACTTCCACTATTGTTGGAGTATTGTCTGGCGACAAAGTAAGTACTGGCAGTTTATCCCATTCAAGGTCCAAAAAATAACTGAGCTTATGTTCAACTCTTAGAACGTGCGGCCATTTAATTTCCAGTGCTTTGCGTTCTGGTACTGGCGCAATCTTAGTCTTTGGTTTTTCTACTGGTGGTGTACCAGATTCACCTTCTGCTGGTAAAAAAGTAAATGGGACACCAAAAACAGTAACGTACTCCGGGTCATAGAGACCTTGGTCATTAAGTTCGTATGAGATACGTCTTAAACCACGACCGATAACCTGTTCACATAAAAGCTGGCTCGTAAAAGCACGAAGTCCCAAAATATGAGTTACAGTCCGAGCATCCCATCCTTCGGATAACATATTTACACCGATAACCACCTGAGTTTGTTCTCCAGGCTTTCCTTTTTTGCCAACAGTATTAAACTTCTCTCGTTCCTGGGCAATCAAGTTTTTCTTGGATTGAGTAAGATCGCTACCTTCATCTGATTCTACTTTATCCAAAGCATCCTGGTCTATTCGTAAAAGTTTATCCTTTACACCTAACTCATTGATAGCAAAATATCCATTTACCAACGAATATGCCAGTCTAGCGGCTGTTTCAATGCGATTAGCAATCATAATCATTACTGGTGGAGTTTCCCGTCCGTGAGATTCCCACTCCTCTTTTATCTTCAACCAATCTCCCCCAAGAATGTTAACTGCATTTCTCACAAGATCCGGAAGACCCTCCGACTCATCCGCCCTACGATTCAAATCTTCTTTAACCACTGGATAAATATGAAACAACTGTGAGCGTAGATCTGACCCCATCGAACTATCGTCTCTCACTGCAATTTTGGGAGTTTTGACTAACCCCGCCTCAATGGCATCATTTAATCCAAAATCACTGACAATCCAAGGAAAGAGTAATTCGCTTCTGTTGTTTTCTCCTGTTGGTTTAAAAGGGGTAGCGGATAAATCATATGCTCGTAGCACGCCCCTAGCACTGTGAATCCGGTCAATACCCGACACCCAAATAGTAGCTTTTTCTTTTTCTTCAACATCTTCGCCAGGCGTAGGTCTATGACAGTGATGGGCTTCATCATTAATTACCAAGATATTTTGGGCACCATTAAAATCCGACAATACCCTACGAACAAACGCCTCATCACTTTCGGGTCCCCTTTTCTCAACCTTTGGACCGAAGTTTTCATTAATTGGCGCAAGAGTATGCCAGTTTGTCACCATGATCTTAGCCTGTAGCAAATCCTGCCACATACCCGAATCCAATAACCCGAACGTTTCATAAAAGTTGTCTTGATTTTCTGGTAACAGAACTTGCAAACGATCTCTCACTGTTAAGCCAGGAGCAATGATCAGAATCTGTTTAGTAAAACGTAAATCCTTGGGGTTGGCGATTTTATTAAGTGCCTGCCAACAGATTAACATCGCCATCACCACAGTTTTTCCTGTACCAGTAGCCAATTTGAGACACTGGCGTTCCCAGCTTCCATCGCTTGGAATTGAAATGCCCTGCTTCTCGGCATCGTTAGCCTCGGTAAGCCAAATAGCAGTTTCTACAGCTTCTAGCTGACACCAAAAAAGACGGTTTTCACGATCGGCGGTATTCCAATATTCTAAAAGCTTCTTTGTAGTACCAGTAACGTTTGGATAGCCATTGTCTTTCCACTGTTTTACTCTCGAGCGTATCTTATTCACCAAGGGGATTTCTATAAACTCACCGGGATCATCATAATTGTTGGCCGCTCTAGCAGTAGCACGCCAATACCCAGCCGGTCGTCTTCCTTCTCGAAGCTCAAAATTTTGCTGCTCACGCACATAAGCCCAGTACTGAACTGGTTCTGCATATGGGCTAGTGATGATTAGTTTATCGATTGTTTTCATAAGAAGAACTGCTTATTCTACCTTTTTAATGACTAACGATTCAATCCCTCGATTATCAATAATCTTAACAGCTATCTTTCTATTACTACCAAGCTTAAACGGTGAAGACTCTACTCCCACGAAATATCCAAGTAATTCTTCATCAACCTCACCATTCAGGGCCTTGGCTAGCTTAGTCCAGTCACGATTATTATCCGAGTGTGGAAAAAAGACCTGACTAGGCAATAAGCTTCTTTCGTCGTAATCAGTATCCAACAACCACATAGCTATGTGGTTGTTGTCTTTTGATTCAATCTCACCACTTATCGGATCATAATAATCAAAACCATTAACCCGTACTTTATATTGATCAGCAACTATTTTGACAACTTCAACATCTGGCTGACCAATCAACCAATAGCTCTGGCTTGATGATCGTTTCTTACGAAGATCAGAAGTCAATAGATCAACACTCATCTGAGCCTTAAGCAATTTAACTCCAGGCCAATCAACCTGGTCAATATCCTTTGATGCTTCGGGATCGAAATGAAATGCGGCAAAAATCACGAAATCAGGCACTTCTGCCAAAGACCTAGCTTCATTAATTGCTTCTTCTACTTGACGCTGTTCCAACGGACCGTATTCGGGGCCGAATGTAATAACAGCTTTTTTGTTGATTCCGTCTTCTTCGAGAATCTCTGCATAAGCATGCAGATAGCGTGTTCCCTTAATCGGCTCTACTCTGGAAAACTGTATCATCCTACCTCCTACACCACGAATACCTGTGGCTTTCAACTCATCTCTCCACGTCGCTTCGTTTCCGGTAACACCACTTTGGGCTAGCGTTTTCCCCAGACCTTGAACCATTGGTACCTGTCCATCAAATGGTTTTACCCTCAAGCTTGGTACAGCCTCGACGGTAAATGGACCAGTGGCCCGTACAGCGTTCTTAACTTTCTCGGGCTGATCATAAAGCACCTCTCCTTGTGGAGGTTCGTCATTAGCAATTGATCCCAGTGTAATATGAGGTACTTTTCTATATATAAATCCACTTTTTATACCTTCTTCAGGATAGGCAAGCTGATAATAATCAAACTTTGCCGTCATCAAACGTTGCTTGGCCAGAGTTACGGCCACCCGAGAAGTATCGCAAGTAATCCAACGACGTCCCCATTTCTCCGCAACCCAAGCGGTAGTACCACCACCACAAGTCGGATCAAGCACTAAGTCACCTGGATCGGTTGTCATTAGAATACATCTCTCAATGACCTTCGGATTAGTCTGTACGACATAAATTTTATCCGTACCAAACCCCAAATTAGTGTCATCCCAATTATTCGTTACTGGCTTGGCTGGAAAATCTTCTGCGAATCGGACATATGCCAGATTATTTCCAGCCACCTGAATACGATCAGCCATGACCAGTTTTTCCATTCCCTCGGGATAATTTGCTTTCCAATGACCATTAGCTCCCGGGTAGAAAACTTTATTTTGAAACTCAAATGGCTGTTTCTCTTTGGCCGCACCCTGAGAAGTGATATCACTTAGTCGATATATTTTTGACCCAGTAGGTAAGGCAACATTGCCGCTAAATTCCTCCGGCGTCATTTGGCGCCGATCACCCTCAGGAAGTTCAACAAATCTATAATTAGAGTCCTTCTCCGACTTTTCTCTAAATATTTGATGATATTTAGTCACTTTGGCATCTTTACCGTACCAAATAATATAATCAGATATTGAATCGAGATAACTAGCCTGAAATCCGCTCGTCTTAACAAACGTGATTAAACTAATAAAATTATCTTTCCCGAAAATTTCGTCCATTACCTCACGCACATGATGAACATTCTCTTCGCTAATTTGAACAAAAATGCTACCAGTAGAATGAAGCAAATCTTTGGCCAATAAGAACCGATCGTGTAGGTGAGTTAAATAGCTATGAATTCCCAGTTCCCAGGTATCTCTAAATGCCTGAATCATTTCAGGCTCTGCGGGGATATCCGCATCATTATTGTCTTTTACCTGGTTCTTGTTCGTAAACGGTTGGAAGTTAGAGTTATATTTGACGCCATAAGGCGGATCTATATAAATCATTTGTACCTGGCCAGACATCCCTTCTTTGTTGAGCAGGGAATTCATTACCAGCAAAGAGTCACCAGCGATAAGACGATTAGTCCAATCTTGCTCGTGGAAATAAAAATCAATTGCTTGGTTAAGAGAAAGCTTGTTGTCCTCCATTTCAAACAACGACGGTTGAGGCGAAACCTCCTCTTCCTTCAGGAAAGATTTTACAACCCGTTGCGGGTCTATCCGCTCGTGGACATGAAGGCTGACATCGGTAACACTGAAGCTCTGCCCTTCTTGTTTTCCGGCCCAGCTTAAATAGGGATCTATATGGGGATCGTGCTGATAGCTCCGGCTAACTCCAACCGGATCAGTGGCATTATTAACTAACCCAACCTGAGGATTGTTTTTCCTCTTCACGCCAGGGTGAGCATAAGCTGCTAACTCAATCTTCTTGGTTGATTTTGTGTTAATTCTTTGCCTAGTCAAAATTGATTCCTATAAATAAAAATATCTCTTAACTCTAGCTCCATTATGGCTTCTTGCGAAGCTTTTTCCAAATAGGATTGGGTCTGGACTTACCCGCCCCTTCGGGCATCCTTGCCTCTGGTATAGACATATAGACAAACGGAGGTAAATATGGCGCAAAGTGAAGCAGTTTTAGAGGCCCCAGAGTGGGCCAGAGAAGCTCCCAAGGAGGAAGTAAGAGGATACTGCCTCTATGCCCGAAAGTCGTCCGAATCGGACGAGAGACAGGCTCTTTCCATCGATTCCCAAATTAAGGAGATGGAAGCCATTGCCGAACGAGACGGTATCAAGGTAATCGACATCATTCGGGAGAGCCACTCAGCTAAGGAGTCGGGCCAGCGACCGGTCTACAAGGAACTTTTACAACGGATCAGAGAGAAAGAGTTCACCGGCATTCTGACTTGGGCTCCAGACCGACTCAGCCGAAATGCTGGGGACTTGGGAGAGTTGGTAGACCTAATGGACCAGGGGTTATTAGAAGAAATCCGAACGCACGGACAGGTCTTCCATAACTCTCCTAACGAGAAGTTCCTCTTAATGATCCTATGTAGCCAAGCCAAGTTGGAAAATGACAACCGGGGTATCAACGCCAAGCGAGGAATGAAAAACAAATGCGATATGGGCTGGCGACCAGGAGTCGCCCCAATTGGCTACCGAAATGAAAATAATAACAACACTATTGTCATAGATCCCGAGAAAGCACCGATGATCAAAGAAATGTTTAACAAGGTCGCCAAGCAAGGACTTAGTGGCCGGGATGTGTATGACTGGGTGAATGATGAGTTTGGTTACCGCAGTAAGACCGGACACAAGATGTCGTTAAGCAATGTGTACACCGCATTGAAAAATACTTTCTACTACGGTGACTTCGAATATGGCGACGCAACCTACCATGGTAAACATGAGCCAATTATTACGAAGGAACTATTTGACGAGGTGCAGGAAAGAATTGTCACTGCTCAAAAAGGTCGGCACGGACAGAACTGCTTCCACTTCACTCGGATGCTAGTCTGCGGTCACTGCGGAGCTGGGATTACGGCTGAGGAAAAATTCAAACGACTGCAGAATGGCACTATCAAACGACACGTCTATTACCACTGCAGCGATGCCAAGCGGACAAAATGCAAGCAACCATATGTCCGAGAAGCTGACTTGCTGGAACAATTTGTAGCCATCATCGACAAGATAGAGCTTGACCGGATTGGAATGCGAAAGAGATTACAAGAAGAAATAGACCGATTCAATAAATTTACTCAAGGTGTATTAGGGATGAGCCCGGATGATTCAAGAATCCCTAAAGTAGACCTCAGAACCTATGCCAAATATATGCTTCGAGAAGGTACCACTGAGGAGAAACGAGAAATCCTAGATAGTGTTAAAACTCAAGTCAATCTAAAAGACGGACAGTTAAAACTGTGTCCCGCTACTATTACGAACTGAACAACTTGCTCCAATCAGCATCAAGATCAGTAATTTGCCAGTAGCGACCATCCTCAGCTCGAGTGAGGATGTATTTCATCTCCACATCACCAGTCACCTCGGCTGGGGCCAGGATATAAACCCTACCTTGGCTGGACTGGAGTTTGAGTTTATCCATATCCTCTCTGGAGATAATAAAGCTGTTCTCGTCATCGGGGTTTTCAGAAGCGGATTTGCCGGATACTAAGTCTTTAATTCCGGTAGTAATCTGCTCTTTAATCATCGGCTTCATTCCTTCAATCAATCCCGATCCGAGCATGGCTCCGAGCATTCCGAATGGGTCTTCAGTCTTACTCGCTTCCGTCATCATCGCTGAACTGACCTTTGGCCAAATGCTATCCATTAGTTTATCGATGTTAATGAATTTCATAGCTTTATCCGCATCCTGATGGGTAGCGGCTTGCTTGAATTGCCACATTGAGTAGGCCGGGGTGCCAGTAAACCAATAGACTCCACCAGCTACAACGATGACAGCGATTCCACCGTACAGGAACCACTTGTGTTTCAAGAAACCAAGCGGGACTTTAATAGACAAGTGGCTAGGTAAAGTTTGCTTCTTCATTTAGTCGTTTCCTTAATTACTTGGATGATTTTATCTACTAAAGGCGACCACTGATCAATGGGGAAGTGCGGAAAGACAGAAATGTCTCCTTCGTCCAGTGATAGACCAATGTTCTTTAACCCTTGATAGTATTTGTCTCTGAACTCAATCGCCGAGCTGGGTTCGTTGAGCCAACCAAAATTGAATGCCAATTTGCCATCGGTGTAGAGAGTAAAAATAGTTCTCCGAGAAATGGAGTTATAGAATGGACCAACCGAACCCCTAACCGTGCCAGTGCCAAACCGCATCCCATCGGCTGACGCCTTACAAGCTTCAAATAATTTACTAAAAGCCGGATAACCTTTAGCCCCAATAGTAGCCTTGGCATTGGCCAAAAATTCTTCTTCTGACCACTGATGCCGAGGACCAGTATTGGTCTGAACAGCGATGTCTTTTTTGACCTCTGCTCCGTAGATCTTGGGAATAATAATCTCGTACTCTTCGTGCTTGTAGTAATCCAGCTCGACGGCGTAGATATCAAACTGACTGTTCTGGTTCACATACAGCACCAAATCCTTCAACCGATCTTCTAGCGAATCCATTAGAATTACGAAGTGCATCACACCGTCGGCTAGATTGGTTTTTACCCGATCCATCAAGGTGGCAATTTCTTCTGGGGTTAAGCCAAAGAAGGCTTCGATCTTTTCACTTAGAGTCATTCCAAATACTTTCTGAACACTTTGGTTTAAGGTGGCAGTGAAGGCGTCAAAGTCGTTGGAGTGTCGCCAAAGAGCCGCTCCGTAGTCTAGGGCTTGGGCGACAACAGTTCGTTTATCCGGATTCTTGTAGAGCTTGGTTTCAATAATATAAATCTCGCCATCCTTATCGATACCAATAGCATCAATTGGACCACTATGGGTGGGGAATTCTCGGGCGAGAATCAGCAACCGGATATCTTCCTTGATATCATAAATCGGCACGACTTCTGGATTGTCGTAAATATACTGCTGAAGATAATCCTCCTGTTCGATTCTGGATCGCTCGACTTTCTGAGCGTTCTTTCCTGATTTTGAAACAATGATAGCCATCGTGGGTGATCAGTCAGCCCAGATGACCTGCCAGTATATAAACCAAAAATGGGCAGACCTCTAGGTGGTTCACCCAAGACCTCTTGCTCCTAGGAGTAGACAATCATGGCACCCGAGCATCTGCCCGTTTTTAACCATGATTGCGAGAACTACTATCCTAGGAATTGGATATCTAAATTTTAAGATCTTGAGTGAACGCCACTAGCATAGCATAAAAACACCCACTGGGAAGGGGTTTATACCTTTATGAACCGATCGGGGATTTGCTCACCGATGGAGTCTATCCCGTACCAAATTTAGCTTGATAAAGTTTTCACGCTCCGGGAGGGACACGGGTCGCTTGACTCGTGCCCTTGCTGGCTGGGGCGGCAGGGATCGAACCTGCGAATCACGGGACCAAAACCCGTTGCCTTACCACTTGGCTACGCCCCAATAAAATCAAACAAAATCTAACA